AATAGATGACCCTGAATATATAGTTACTGCAAAAAGCCCAACATATAATGCAGATATGAATGATGTGGCTAAGAAGCAGAAGGAAGAGGAGGACTACAAGAAAACGCCGGAATATCGAGCGGAAGTGGCAGCGGCAGAAGCAGCGGCAGCGGCAGAGGCAGCGGCAGCACAGAAAATAATATACGACGCACGCGCGGAACGATCGGCTGCGCGAAGAGCTCAATACTTTGCGGATTTGGAAGAAAAAGCTAAGAAAAAATTAGAAGAAGAACAGAAAGCAGCGGCAGAAGCAGCGGCAGAAGCAGTGGCAGCTTTTCGCGAGAAACATCGAGATCTAACAAAGGCGGGTACGAAAGAAACAGTTTGTGAATCAAAAGGACGAGGAGAATTCGAAAAAGTTTTAAAAGAAAACTCAAGGTACTATCGAGATTATATGAATCGAGACGTTCCATTCAATTCAAATAAATTCGGTGAGAGAATGGGGGAAGTAATGAGCCACGAGATTCAATGGATTGAAAACGCATGTTCAAACAAATCTGTGGACGACTGTCTTACACTGAAAAATACAAATTATAGTGTATACGGCACAGAATATAGTAGATTTTTTGGACAGAGAATGTATGAAAGGCCGAGCCCGCCCGGCGGTAAACATGATTTTGGGGTATGTAACTTGGTTGAATATGAATTTGGTGCGGACGGTGAACGTTTCAAAGTTTAATAAAAAGATGTTATGATATCAGGCTAATAGTAAGGTTGACGGTGTTACTAAGTGAAAAACTTAAAAGGGTATTCATTTTTTATGTGTGTTTATGATAAGATGATACTCGCTATACTTCTACTTATCATAAACGTGTTATTATTCATAAACACGAGGGAACCACAGGAATTAACAGATGTTCGTGAAAAATACAGGACACTCAGGGAACACCTTAAGGATACTAATAATCAGGAATTCAAAATGTTACACAAGGAAATTCCAATTACTGCACACAGGCGTATGAATGGGTCGATCGGATACAATGTGAATAAAGGTAATGATATAGGTTTGTGTATAGATGGTGAACCCAATGAAATATTCCACGTTTTAATACACGAACTCGCACACTGTACGGTTGACGAGTATTCACACAGTAAAGACTTCTGGAAAAAATTTGATGAACTTAGAACAATATGCGTTTCTTTAGGGATATACAGAGAAATACCACAAAGAACCAAATTTTGTGGTAAACACATCCAGGATAAATAATGTTTAGTATTAATAAATGCAATCGTTCGGCGATTTAATTAAAGCGTATTTGTTACTGAATACTTTACTCGCATCTTCGAGTGCGCCCCTACTTTTAAATGATAAATGGTTAAACATGTTTATAATCATGGTCGTTACACCATTAGTCATTACTATATTACCACGTGGTGGTAATTTAATTGGTCGTTTAGCTATAGATGCACCATTTTTAATGATGTCAACTTTACTAGGTATGGGTATGGTTGCGGGTGTTTCTCAAATAAACAAGAGGTTTGAAAAAGATTTTAGAGATTATGGTAAAACTACGAAGAGTACTGGTACTGTTTTAGGACTTCGCGCAGTTGGTTTACTGTTCGGATTTCTCGTTTCCTATTTCATTTTCGGAAAGAGAATGTATAAACATTATAATGCTATTTAAGCGTATCTTCTTGCAACGTAAAAGGCAATCGCCGCGACCATACCGGTCGACGCTAAGCCGATTGCACTTCGATTTCCCTGGTCGTTCAAAAACGATGGGACGAAGTTTGCGAGTTTTTCTTGAACTGGCTTACTAATTGCCGCCGCAGCACACACAGCTACAATGAGTGCTTGAAACTGGTCATCAGTAAGGTTGAATGGATTTTTAGATTCAGATTTTTTTTCAGTCGTTTGTTGTACTGGTTGTTGTTGTTGTGCCATCATCATTGGAGCTTGCATCTGCATTTGTTCCATTCTTGGATCGGCGCTCATCATTGGTGGTTCGAGTAATTGCTCTTGGCCCATAATATCGGAAATTGAAGTAGAGTCCATCGTCTGTTTATTTTCACTCACATTTTTTTCAGGGGGGATATTCGGCACGAAGGATGTCCCTTGATTGTTATTTAGAGATACCATACCGTCGCCATTATCTGAAAGATTCATCGTTCTAACGTCTGTCGCCATTTATATGTACATAGTTTTTTGGTTTTAAATGATTACGCATTATTGTCCTGAAGAGTGTAGTTTGGATACAAACACCCGAATGTTTTTATGATTCTGGGTAAATCATTCAATTTATCGTAATCGCACATATCGTTATCTAAATAAATGGTTTTTGTAGTATGACATATATCAATCATAACACGGTACCCATCATCACTACCATCTGGTGTATCAATACTTATTTCATTATAAGCTGGATATACGACAGTCATATTTTTGATAGGTGGGTTTAAAGTTGTATACATTCGTTTAGCAATTGATCTTATCATTTCCTTTTCGTAACTTTAAATGGTGTATTCCTTTTAACTGAATTTGCGTCACCCATTTTCATGTTACCATGTTTCGGGTTAAACATCTTTTTATGTGTCTGCCAGTACTCTGGTGCACCGACTCTGAAATTTTTACGAATTGACGCTTTATACCAAAATACACAATCCTCTATTTTATTACTTTTAGAAGTATTATCCAATACTAAACATTCGTAATTTTCAGTACACGAATCCATAACTTTATTAAACATCTCAAATGATGGAAAAATACCAAAAAAGTTTTTAAACAGTTTTTCTCTGTTTTGAATAATATTTTCACGTAAAATGAAGATGTAATCAATATTTGCCCTGAGTGCAGGTGGTAGATCCATACAGTACTGCATAGTTAACATGAAAAATATCTTCCAGTGACGACCATTCATAAAAACTTGTCTGATACACTTATCTTTCATAAACTTCGAATCATACATACAGTCATCTAAAAGAAGAAACGCCCCGCAATTTTTTTTACCACCCCCTACTAATTTTCTTTGTCTTTCAAGTACACGTTCAATAGCTTCTCTATCGTAATCACCGTATATGAATAAATCTGGTATATACTGCTGATAATAATGATTACCTTCTTCCGTTGCTGATAAAACTATACCCGCTGGTAAATGTTTTTTATGATATAGAATATCAGTAACAAGGGTTGATTTACCCGTATTACGTTTACCTATAAAAACACATACTTTATCGTCTGCCATGTTTTCAGGTTTAAATTTTCTCAACTGAAGATTCATCTATAATATCGTGTCGTTTTATTTAATAAAATTTTACTCACGTAAAGTAAGAATGGCTGGTCGATTAAACCTTGCTATCACGGGTATCCAGGACCAATGGCTTACTGGAGAACCCGAGTTTTCATATTTCCTGATGAATTTTAGGAGACATACTAAATTTTCAATTGAATCTATTGAAACACCTTTTGATGGTGATATTGATTATGATACACTGATAGAATGTCGTATTCCAAAAAACAAAGGGGATCTTATTCGAAGTACAATGCTTAAATTTACTTTACCTAAACCAACGACACCTGATAAATCATTTAATGTAACGTTTCAATCGACTGGTTCGGGAAATAAATACTTTATAG